CAGGTTGGGGTTCTTTAAATTATAGTACATCAGGTGGGGAGTTTTCAACCCCTTCAGAAGTTTATAAAGTAGAAATTGGATTTGAACATTTGTTATATGAAAGACTTTATGACCAAAGACCTGCAGCAAATTTAGCACCGACATCTATTCAATATGGATACTTTGTAGATTCAAATCAAGAATCTTATTATGGATTGCCTTTGATATTTTATGCTATAAAACAAACAAGTGCCACTAATATAGCGTTTAGAAAATATGATAGTACAAACAACACAGAAACAGTAGGGTTAAACAATTATATAATCCCCTCAAATTCTAAAACATTATCACCTTCATCAAGTACAACAAATATTAATTTTAGAGATGAAATAAATGAATACACAGGTGGCTCAGGTTTTACAGGTACATTATTTGAAAACCAATATTCTAACTATATTATTGATGTTTTTAATAGACAAAGAAGATTAACAAAGGTTACAGCATATTTACCTTTAAAGATATTTTTTGACTTAGAGTTAAATCAAATAATACAAATAGGTCAAGATAATTATAGAATCAACTCTTTGACTACAAACTTAACAAATGGTAAAAGTGAGTTTGAATTATTAAATACAGTAATAGCAGAAATTAATTAAGATGATTAAGAATATATTAGAATTGCTTAAAGTAGCAAATGGAGAAACAGAAAATATAAGAATAGCACAAGGTAAAAATGCTTTACCTAAAGATTTTAAAAGTGCTTCTAAACTTATTAAAAATATTATCAAATGGCAATAGTAAGAGAGTATTCATTAAATATAACAACAGCACAAGCTCAAGCAAACATTGAAGAATTAAATGCTTCATTTCGAGCACAAGAAGCGTTAATAGAAGGTATAAAAGCAGAACTTGGTGGTTTTGAAAAAAAATTATCTCAAACTAGCAAAACAGAACTTGCAAGAAGAAAAGCTTTAAATGACAAAATTAAAGAAACTAAAGATAAACTTGTAGAAGAAAAAGATGGTTTAAAAAATGTAACCAAAGAAAGAAAAAAAGCAAATGAAGAATTAAAGAAAGCAGAAGAAAATACTGCTGATTATTCAGGTGTCTTAGGTATTGTTGACAATCAATTAGGTGGTGCAATATCAGGATTTGATAACTTAAAAGGCACAATTAAGGGAGCTACTAAAGGCTTTAACCTAATGAAGATTGCAATTATTGGAACAGGTATTGGTGCTTTAATACTTGCATTAGGAGCAGTCACAGCAGCTTTTAAAGGTTCAGAAAAAGGTCAAGAACAATGGAATAAAATAATGGGAGTTATTGGAAGTCTTGTGACAATCTTTACTGATAGATTAGCAGTACTAGGTGAGATGCTTATATCTGTGTTTACAGACCCAATGGGTGCATTAAAAGACTTTGGTAATACTATCAAAGAATTTGTAATGGATAAAGTTAATGATGTCATTGAAGGTATTGGTTTTATGGGAAAAGCAATTACTAAACTATTTAAGGGAGATTTTAAAGGTGCAATGAATGATGCTGGTTCTGGTCTTACAAAACTTAATCAAGGTTTAAATCCTGCAGTAATTCTTACAGAGCAATTAGGTAAAGCAACTAAAAGCCTAATAAGTAGCACCAAAGATTTAGTTAAAGAAATGAAAAAAGAAGCTGCTATGGCAGTAAAAATTGCAGATTTAAGAAATCAAGCTGTAAGACTAGATAAACAAATAATTGTTGATAGAGCCAAAGCTGATTTAACAAGAGCAGACTTATTAAATAAAGCAATTGAAAAAGAAAAATTTAGTTTAAGTGAAAGAATTGGTTTTTTAGAAGAAGCAGGTAAGTTAGAAGATGAAATAACAGCCAAAGAAATAAAAGCTGCAGAATTAAGACTTGAAGCTCAAAGATTAGAAAATGCACAAACAACTCCAACAATAGAAGCAAAAAAGGAAGAAGCTGAATTAGAAGCTCAACTTATAAATCTTACAACATCAAAGCTTTTAAAAGAAAGAGAAGTTAGTGCACAAATAATTGGATTAAAAACTGAAGCAGCAGCAGAACAAGTTTTGTTAGAACAACAAAAAGCAGATGCAATAGAATCAATTAGACAAGGTTTAATAGATACGGAAGAAGAAAGAAGATTAGAAGAATTAAATGTTATTAAATTAGACTATGAAGAAAAAATAAAACTAGCAGAAAAGTTTTATGGTGAAGAAACAGAAAAAGTTAAAGAGCTAAGAGAAGCACAAAGACTAGCAATCCAAGAACAACAAGCAGTTTTTGATGAAGAAGATGCTGCTAAAAAAGCAGAAGCATCTGCAAAAGCAGCAGAAGAATTAGCTTTAAAATCTGAAGATGAACTGTTAAGTTTTGATGAACAAAGGCAATTAATAACAGATAGAGAAAATTTATTAAAAGAAGATAAAACAATATCGGATGCAGATAAACTTGTTCTTGAAGAAAGTTTTGCAGATGCAAAAATAAAGATAGCAGAAAAAGAAGCTGATGCAAAAGCAGAAATACAAAATGCAGTATTAGATACAGTTTCAAGTGGTATCAATGTTTTAAAAGGATTAGCAGGTGAAAATAAAAAAGTTCAAAAGGCTTTGCTAATTGCAGAAGGTGCAGCATCGGTAGCGAAAATTGCTGTTAATACAGGAGTGGCAAATGCTAAAGCTGTAGCAGCATTTCCTTTAACAGTTGGTCAACCGTGGGTTACTATTAATTCAATTAATGCAGGTTTAGGAATAGCAGCAGCAGTTTCGGCAACATCAAAAGGGATAAGTGCTTTAGGTGAAAGTGGTTCAATACCTACTCCAACATTACCAACTCCTGCAGGTGGAGCTCCTTCGGCAGAACCCCCTGCTTTTAATATAGTAGGTTCAAGTGGAACAAATCAATTAGCAGATGCAATTGGTGGACAATCACAACAGCCTGTACAAGCTTTTGTAGTTGCAAGTGAAGTAACAAATGCACAAGCATTAGAAAGAAACACAATTGAAGGTGCAACAATTGGATAAACACAAAATCAAATAATTAATACGTTATATAGATATGAAAATAGTAGAATTAATATTGGATGAAGAACAAGAAGATTCAGGCGTTGATGCAATAAGTGTCGTTGAGTCGCCTGCAATAGAATCTGATTTTGTAGCATTGAACTCAAAAGAGTTTAAACTTGCAGAAATAAATAAAGAAAAAAGACTTTTATTAGGTGCTTTATTGATACCTAATAAACCAATTTATAGAAAAGGAGATGAAGGTGAATACTACATTTTCTTTTCCAAAGATACAATAGTAAAGGCATCTCAGATGTACTTGCGTAATGGGTATCAAAACAAAACAACAATAGAACACGAGAAAACACTTGAGGGTTTAACCCTTGTAGAAAGTTGGATTGTAGAAGATGAAGTTAAAGATAAAAGTAGAAAGTACGGATTAAATGTTCCTGTCGGAACTTGGATGGGTGCTGTCAAAGTTAATAATGATGAAATATGGAATGAATATGTTAAAACAAATCGTGTTAAAGGTTTCTCAATCGAAGGCTATTTTGCTGACCGAATGGAGCGACCTAAAGAAAAAATTAAAGAAGAAATGTCAAAGGATGAAAAAACTTTGGAAAAAATTGTTGAAATTTTAAACTCTTAAAATGAGACAAAACAACAAAGCTAATAGCAAGAATTATATACCAAGCAGAACAAGTCCTACTGGAAGTAGCAGAGCTTGTTTATGTTGGGATACAAACACTTATTCTATAAGTTGTTGTGATGGGTCTGTAAGGGCTCAAGGTATAGGAGTTATTACAAGAACATAAATTGAAAATACAAAATTGAATTACTAATCCGTTATATATATAATATGAAATCAACCGAAATGATAAATCAAATTAAAACACTTCTAAACATCGAGGTAAAACTTGAAGATATGAAGTTGGAAAATGGCACTATGGTTAGTGCTGAGTCCTTTGAAAAAGGAAAAGAAATTTTTATTCTTACAGATGATGAGCGTGTAGCAATGCCTGTTGGCGAGTATATGCTCGAAGATGGAAGGCTTTTAGTTGTTGAAGAAGAAGGAATGATTGGAGATGTTAGAGATGTCTCTGATGAAGTTCCTGCTAAAGAAGATAAAGAAGGTGAAGAAATTACATCTGACCTTGCAGAAGAAGATGAAAAAGAATTAGAAGAAAAAGAAGAAGGTTATGCAGAAGAAGATGATATGATGCGTGATATGATGGGAAGAATCCAGAACCTTGAAGATGCTATTGCTGATTTAAAAGGGGATAAAGAAAGCAAAATGGAAGATGAAGTTGAAGAAGAAATGTCAATTGAAAAACCATTAAAAAGCAGAACAGTAAAAGAAGAATTTACAGAAGCAGCTTCAAAGCCAATTAAACATAATCCTGAGGGAGAAAACAAAACAAAAAAAAGAATGGAATTTGCAAAAGGTAAATTCAACACAACAGCAATTGAAAGAGTATTAAACAAATTAAACAAATAAATCAATATGGGAACATTTAACTTTTTATCAAATGATGTGGAACGTAATCAAGTTTCGCAGTCTTACTATACAGCAACTGGAGATATTTCTGAGTCAGACTTAGGTAATGACCACAACGTAGCAGTAGATGCATTAACAATCGGTATTCCTTTAATTACTTCAGGTAATTTAGGTTCTACTATATTTTTTAGAAATACAGGAGCAGATGGAAACAACGTTTTGGTTGTATCTCCAAAAAACACTAATAAAATTATTGGTGGAATGACACAAGCATCAGCAGTATTTCACGCATCAGGCGTAGCAGGAAAAGATGTAATAAACACAAAAGCAACTTCTAAAAAAGGAGACTGGATAGCACTTAGAGCCGTATCATTAACAGAATGGTACATCATAGGTGGACAAGGTATCTGGGCATCTGAATCATAATATTAATTAAATAAAACAAAAACAAATGAGTAATCAAAGAAACGTACAATTAGCAACTGCAACTAACATAACTACAACTTATGCAGGAGAATTTGCAGGAGAGTATATTGCAGCAGCATTATTGAGTGCATCTACTATCGACGATGGTGGCTTAACAGTTAAAGCAAATATTGCTTTTAAAGAAGTAATTAAAAAACTAGCTACAGGGTCTTTAGTAAGTCCTGCATCTTGTGATTTTAATCCTAATTCTAGTGTAACATTAACTGAGCGTATAATTCAGCCCGTTGAGTTACAAGTTAACCTACAATTATGCAAATATGATTTCGTGAACGATTGGGAAGCGCAGTCTATGGGCTATGGATTAGGTCAATCTTTACCTCCTAAATTTTCAGACTTTATGATTGCTCATGTAGCGGCAGAAGTAGCTCAAAATACTGAGTTATGTATATGGCAAGGAGACACTGCAGCAGCATCGAATAACTCATTTGATGGGTTTGAAAAACTAATTGCAGCTTCAGCAGCAGCAGGAGATATTCCAGCAAGTCAGCAAGTAGCAGCAGTTGGTGGTGGTGGATTAAGTGCAGCAAATATTATTGCTGAATTATCTAAAGTTGTAGATGCTATTCCTGCTTCATTATATGGAAAAGAAGATTTATTTATCTATATTCCAAGTAGTGCAGCAAAATTCTATGTTCAGGCTCTTGGAGGGTTTGCAGCAAATGGAT